ATCAGAGGCGTCCCGAATTTGATCACCACGCTGAGGGAGCGTCCTCTGACCAGCAAGGACCAAATCCTCGGCCGCGATTAAAAAGTCGCGGTCCGTCCACACTATTCGGACTCCGCCGTAGCCATCATCGAGCTTCAATAGCGTCCGCCCAATGATCGCCTGTACAGTTACCTCATCTCTCCCACGGCGGTAGACTACTGGTCGAGCAGCGTGCTTCTTTAACGCCTCGGCTAACCAGGTTAAGCCGTGTTCGAGTAAATCGCCCGTCATTGTAGTAATAGCACACGTACTGTCGTGGTGCCGTTGCCCGCCGCGCGAATCGCCTTACCGAGGTACTTATTTGCTCCTCCGCCATCTGTGGTAACCGCGACTTCGTTTGTTGCATCCCAGAACACCCTCGACCCGATATTGAAGATGGTCGTCGTGGCTTTTTTGATATCGAACACGCCAGCTACCGCCAGGGCACCTAACGTATTGGCAGGAATCGGTCGAATCGCTACTCCTATTAGGTCGCCCTGTACTACAATGGTCCCGGTCGCAACGTCACTGCTAGGTGTATAGTCAATATAGAATCCGTCTTGCACAAAACGTGCTTGCATCGCGTCTCTCTCCTATTACGCTGACCCTTTGCTTTTCACACCAGCCCGATATTCCGCAAGCGCAGCACCAAAATCCCAATATACCCGGTACGAGACTCCCAACGTGTTCACCTCTGTATCTAAACCGAAAAACTCGACAGTCGGTACCTGTACACCATTGAGGTATGCTATCTCGAAGCACGGTACAACGTTCGGGTCGGCAAGCAAATACCATGCCGTGTTCGAGCCGCCGATCGCCGGGTTATTCAACAGCGGTGATACGACTACCTCGAACGCGCCTTCCCAAATGTTCTGCGCCCCCTCAATCACTCGCGAGTTGCCCACTCCAGTAGCGATATATGTCTGGGCGGACATTAGCCGCTTTGCCGTCACCTCCAGTGTGCTAGGTACCAAAAGAATCCGCGGCTCGACAAGAAGCGGAAGGCCGCTTGCGTCCTTCATATCTCGGAACTTCTGTACAGCTGTTCCTAAACTATCAGCGGACAATGCGCTAGTCGCACCCTCGAAGTAATTGCCGCGATCGCTAGTAAAGAAACTAGCGCCGTCCCTAGTGCTGTTAATGAGTTCATACAGTGCCCGTTCGCGGGCCAATACTGCTTTTTGTCCTAGTATAGTCGCGGCCCGAGTCAGTGCACCTAAGTCGTCATTGATAAGATCTTGTCGCGTTATACTCAGAATCGCACCACGTGTTGAGATCTGCCGTGTGTAACTTTCTTCACCTAGCGACAGATGCTTCAACTCGCCATTAGGAGCGACAGGTTGTAATTCCCCTGTAATCGCTAACGAGTAAACCGTGTGGGTATGAAAATTCGTCACACTCACAGCGGCAGCGATCTTGGGTACGGTAGCTGGTGCTGCTTGAAAAGCAGCCGCCAGCGCTTTGTTCGCTACTGCACCTACAATACCTACCAGCTCGGACATCGAGAACGCAGCACGAATCCAACGCGCCGATCCAGGTGTATCGTCTAAGTCGATTCCCCTCATCGACGCCAGCTGCTGTGCCATCCACTGAATACCCCTTGAGCGATAGCGATCCGCCTCTGCAACAACCCGCTCTCCATAGTCACGGACCACTATATACTCAGGTACACCATACCGTAAACATGCTGCCGCCTCAAGGTGCTGCACCGTCCTCGGCTCGCGTGCTACCTGTATAGCTGGTGCTTGAGGACGCTCCGCCCTCAACACAGCCAGTGCAGTTTTGTTCACATCCCACCGCTCACGAATTGCCCGCTCCTCAATCTCTGGATGCCGCCCCCCACAGATCATACGAATAGCTAAGACCCGCGACGCCTCGGTAGCATGCACGTCCGATCCTGTCGTCGCGCCCTCGACTTGATTGTGGTTAGTATCAGCTTTAGCTTCCATAGATCTCGTCTCCTGTCCACTAGCTACCACGCTCGCACTTGTGCTATCGTCGGCACCCAAATCGACAAAACTAATCTCCCCCAATCGCGCCCTCCGCACCACGTTAATCGGTCCTTTTAGCTCGCGCCCATTTACTACCACAGACTGTCCTTCATCAACAAACTCTACCTCCTCGACATCCGCAGCGATCGACGCTTGCCATGGAAAACCTCGCCTCGCTGCTACTACTATCTCCCGTGCCGCTGGTGTATCACGAGACACTACCCCGGTAGCTATCAGTTGATCACCATCAATGCGTATCGAATCCGTATGCCCAACTCCCTGCGACTCATCATGAGCAAAGCGCACGGGACGTGTTTGTGAAGGGATCGTAAGACCTGCCAAATCAATGACTACCGGGTATCGCCAGCCACTTACCCGCATTGCCCCACCTGTATATGCGATCATCGAAAAGCGGGGCAGCGCAGGCTGCCCTACCTCTCCTACCGACTCAGCAGCCTCGATCGTTACTCCCCCAGGCTCACATATCAGAGTAAGTCGCGACGTCCCTGTAACTCGCGCCTGCCGATCACACACAGCCCATCGTTGGCTCGCATCAGGAAACTCCTCGATCATCATAGGGTCGGCCATGCAGCGGTCAATAAACTCATCATATGATTCGTTCGGTTCCCGTTCGGGTAGCGGCATCTTACTCCTCCTCTTTCCACTCGTCATCTATCCTAGACACCGGTACACTATACTCTGGGGCTAACCCTAGCTCGTGCATCAATCGTAGTTCCACTGCCCGCTGGCGTAGTGCCTCCTCCCAATCCCGCCCCTGGCGAGCATACTCATAAGCCAGTGTCGTCGTGTGGTTAGCAAGTCGCGTCGCTTGGGCAGCAGCTTCTTTCACCGGATCTACATGTTCGTGACCATCCCAAAACCACTGGTGCGGCCATTCAGGGAGTACCCCTATATCCTCTGGCCATAGTGATGGAATGAGCACCGCCTCATCTAACCATGCTGCGAGAATCCTGTCTAGGACGACCGTCTCTAGATACGACTGCTCGACTCGTAGTGTTTTGTAGTACGTTTGGTGATCTAACCTCCCTGACGCGTAATTATACCCGCTTGAGTTCCCGGCCGCAATATTAAACGGCATATTAAGACAGCGGGCGATCTCGTTTAATACCTCCCGCTTAAATTCTGCGTAGGTCGTAGCCGGCTGTGCTGGTTGTAACTGTGACATTTTCCAGCCGCCAGGCATAGTGACTAATGCTCGTTGCTCTAACTCGATCGGCTCAAACGGCTCGGCTGGGTCCGCCTCACCACCAGGAGGTGCGTCAGTGTACAAAATGCCAGCGAAGTCAGCAGCCGTCTCCGCAGCTGCTAAAACAGCTAGCGTGAAGCGCCTTAACTGTGCAAAAAGCGGTAACGCTGGCGTGATATCGGGGATTCCCCTTACCTGCCCCGGCCGGTCCATGCGGAACCAATGAATAACCGCGTCGGCCGGTACCCGGTCATACTCGAGATTCCAGGATATACCTAAGTCGCCAGGATGCTCGCGGAGGATATGATACTCAATCGGATTCCCATGCTCATCAAAAACAATCCCGTCTACTGCATTAGTGTTCAGTGGATCAATATCAGGCGTAGCTACCTGGTCTGCCTCGACTAGGCGTATATCGAGTTTCACTGGCGTTGGGAGTTTCGGATTAGTCGTGAGAAGAGCAAACGCCTCGCCATCCTGCGCTCGCGCTATACACATCGTTCGCAATTTTTCGGCAAGCCCTACGGCCTTCGCCCACCGGCCGAACTCCCTTTCTAACTGCCGGTTAACCTCTGCGCTAGGGGTAAGCATCTGTAACCTAGGCCCGCTACCAATGAGGTCGTTAGCCAATGTTAGCACGATACCGCGTGCGTAGCTATTGTTAGCTACCTCATAGCGGGCTCGGTTCCGTAGGACACGCCTTACCTCTGGACTGTTAGCGGCCCGGGCTGATAGACTATCTGCAGCTGCCCAGTGCCTACGGTTTTCATCAGTAGTTATGGCCGCGTCGTAGCGGGCTCGCATCCCGCGCGAGGCCCGCCACGGACGCGATACTACCTTGTATGACCACAACCACTGACGAATCCACCTGAACATCAAGACACCCCAGGCGGAACAAGCTTGTTGAATTTCAACCCCCGGCGCTTCTCCTCAACTGCCTCTTTTGTCGACAGATAGCGGTCTACCTCAATCAAGTCACGCAACGAATGTTGTTCGACTGAGCCGGCGTCAGAGCTAACGCGGGCCGGCTTCTCTGCGTTCTCGCGAATTACTTCTTCAAGCGTCTTATCAGCCATCGAATACCCCCATGAGCTATACCTCTGATCACCTCCTCCGTATATTATATACACCGTTTAGGAGTTAACTAGCGGGGAATTTTCTAAAAATTTTAAAATCGTGCTATATATAGCGTCCTACCACCCGGGAGGAGGGAGACGACTCATAGGTGATTATCCTTCTACCGCAGTACCTACATACCCTCCGGCGGCGGATACGACCATCTCGAAGCGGCTCAGTATGGGTAGTCCGCCAGTGAGAACATCCACACCGCGGGCATATAATACCCCGTGGTATTCCCTCCGATTCAGAACGAGGCGGCTTATCCATAACTACGACGGCTCCGTTGTAGTTCGGCAAAACTAACCCGTCGACGTTCTTTGCTAGACTCTACGGCCATCCCTGGTAACGTAACCCCCTGAATCGATGCCGCTACTGTACACCCTACCAGGCAGTCGAACCAGTGGTTATCTCCAGCGCCCGGGCGCAATCGCCACTCATCTACCACCCGACCGCGGGCTTCCGTCTTTACTCGATACTCGGCTGTCAAATGTTCAGCAAATAAACGGTGCCGTTCTGCCTTATCCCCAAACAACGAGAGGCATCCTCGATCGCCCATCGTTACAGCCAATCGGGCGTAGACAAATGACTTCCAAAAGTTCGTGTCGTAGATCACATATCGCACAGCCCGCCGCCCCTGAACATTTGGAATCCGCCAGTTAAGCCCTACGCGGTCACCCGGCTTGCGCTGATAGTCGTTGAGCGGCCGGCTTGATGCACCTATAAAGCGCCCGTGACTGGGCATAAGTACAGTCGCATAGGGCGATCGTCGACAAAACTCATATATCACGTCAGTCGACTGTCCCCAGTTAGCATCTACTAGGCAGCGTTCAATCCTGAGATATGCCCCGTCTTCCCTAGGGAACTCACGACCTAGATAATCGCCTGTTAGTGCTTCTAAACCGCTGTACAGTGCGCCCTCTAAACCACTAGCTTTAGTTACCTCGATAAGCGTCGGCCTAGCTTCACGTAGTGTAAAATACGACTGCTGTTGACGGGGATAGGTACCATAGTCAATCACATAACCAGTAAAGTCGTCTTCCCACGCCGTCACGACAAAAAATAGCAGGTTCTGCTGCACATCGATAAACATCGTTACATGATTACATCCGATCGGCACCTCACCCCGTGGCAATCGATTCACCTTCGCAGCAATGTGGTCCGCTGTTAGGTCCTGATCATGGGCCGGCTCTTCAGGTAGAGGCTCATTCTGATACTCAGCCCAAAACGCCCGCTCATCCTGCAGTTTCAGGTTCATCGCATGCTGTACAGCTGATAACTCGTCGTGATTGTAGCGCTCTGGCCATGCAACAATAGCACCCTCATCCATATCGTCACGATTCTGACGATAAAACTCAGTCGCTTCCTCCCCACGACCACCACGGCGGAAACTTTCAGCACGGAGCTCGGCATACTTCTGCCATAGGTGTTCATTTGTAGGGAAACGATAGACGAGCTTCGTTCGCTCGCCGTTCCACTCCGGGTGCTTGTCCCGGTTGAGGATGTTATCCGCCATATCACCAGGTCGGATTACTGTACATGGCATCACCCCGGCGATCTTTTTCCCAGGGCCCGCTAGCCCTAACACAGCCCCGGCGAGAATGCTTTCCCGCGTTGCGCACTGTGAGGCACTACGGGCACTTTCATCTGTCTGCGGATCATCGAGGATTACTAGGCTCGGTCTAACGGTCGTACCATCTGCCCGCTTATGCTTCATGCCACGAATCCGCCCAGTTAAGCCCGCCACTTTGATAATCGCCCCGCTAGCTTTACTACCCGGGATCGTAGGGAGGACAATCTCCTTTGCAGTCCATACAATATGAGTCCGCTGGCCTTTGTACAGCTGTCCAGCACAGCGGTTAGCAATCCCCTCTAGACAGCGAATCGGGTATACTACCTCAGGGAAGTCTTCGAGAAGCAGGTCGTTCTCTTCTAACTCCAGTTTGATCGACTCAAGCATATCAACGGCGTGTCCTTCATCCGAGCCAATCAACGCCACAAACTCCCTATGCCCATAAAGCACGGCCCAGATGCACGCGGCTTCACAGAGGCTGCTCTTCCCAAACCCACGGGGAGTCGCTACCGCAAATAACCCGCCATGAAGGACGGCCTGTTCTATCTTCGCTATGATTTTTAGGTGATCATCTGACCATGGGAGATAGAACGTCCTCGAAAAATACCACTCACAGAAACCTCTAAAGTCGCGTTCTGCTGCCGCTTTGCGCTCAGGGTTAACTACCTCCGGTATCTCACCAATATCACGACCCGCAAGAGAGATCGCCTTGTTCCTAGCCGCAGCTCGTTCCTTGATTTTTCCATAAGAATCGCCATCGGTTTGTACTTTTGGTCTATGTCGTAGCTCGACAAGCCATGCTGTATACCGATACAGGTCTACATACCGGCCATCACCAATACGAAACCCAGCCCGGGTACGATGGCGATGTAACTGACGCTCATCGAGAACCGTCCCGAGCGGTGTTGAGTTAACCAGCTGGCATAACTCGCTAGGACGTAGTCGCCTAGGATCGATCGCCACGACCCATCTCCCTCACCAGCCAGGCGACATAATGAACGAGGTTAATGGTGCCATCCGGATTCGTCGGCGCACCAGCATCGATATCGGCTTGTAGCATCTGTACAGTAATAGGCTGTGACCCCAGTACTGATAAGATACGCGCTAAATCTTCTATGCGTAGCGCAAGCGGATTCAGCGAGCGCTCGCTTTGAGTTTTACCCCTCACTGGCTGTACCTCGAATACCGGTTACTGTTATACGGGCATGGCAGTATACTTTTTTTATCCCCTTGACTAGGGTATCACTGTAGATATAATATACTATAGGTATAGGATGCAGCATATAGGTCACTAGCATAAGGAGTACACATATGAAAAAGAAAGACGTTATCATTGGCGGCCGCTACGTAGTGAAAGTAAGCGGAAGACTCGTACCTGTACGCATTATCAGCGAATCCCAATACGGAGGGTGGAACGCAATAAATGAACTCACTCGCCGACCTGTCCGTATTAAAAGTCCGCTTCGCCTGCGTAGTCTTCTTAGCCTTCCAAAACAACCAAAAGCTGGCAACGGCACTCAACAGTAACCCTACCGTGTGTCCTTCATAATCACCGGATATGCATAGGGCGAGATGCGGTGGTGAACTCGCCCGATAGTCTTACTGTATTCTACTCGACAATGCGCTGGCCATCTGAGCACAGTGTACATCGATTTAGCATAGGTACCATGTCGTAGATACTCCTCCGTCAATCCTCCCGGTTGGTGTTGCGTAGATTTTTGTTTGATATGTAGCGCTGGTATTTGTAAAACAATATCCCCTCTCAAGCCGAGATCATAGTATGTAGTCACGTCATCATTGAATCGTGCTACAAACTCAAACCTACGGTCCGTTCGCAAAAAAAACGTCTGCATTACTTTGCGCTTAATCTTTGTTGTCATATCTCCCGTCTGCGAAAACGAGACGCATAAAATTCTCGGTACCTCATCGAGTAAATCCCACATTGTATGAAATAGGCGATCTCCCCAACCAGGAGGAACACGATGAATAACCCCGCCTTCGTTTTTAACTATACTAGGATACAGTCGGGCCCACGCCAGGTAGACCTCTAGATAAGAATAATCGTCATCGAGCACAACAAAATGTGTCCATCCTAAGTCGGCAGCTATGTCCCATGCGATATTCCGCACTGCCAGAGGACCGGAAGGCGGCATATTATCATAGTAATCACATACAACACGAGAGCGATCGAACACGTATAGATTTGTGTACAGTTTTTGGTACTGGGACAGCTGTTCATCATCGCTAGAGACGACAACATATGTCGGGCCGGTCCACTTGATATGTTGCAGCAGCCTTATAGTCCTTACTCTTCCAGCCCGCCGATAGGAGATAATCAGTGCTCCTGCTTCACGTGTCATTAGTCGCCCTCCGCCTCCTCTTTAGTTACCTGTACCTCATTGATTAACCGAACTAAGTTTTCAGTTAACCTCAACACGCCCGCAGCGATTGCATCCTCGTAGTCAACAATCACAAGGATAAGCTCGCGCATGATTTGGCGTATCTCCTCACTAGCGTGGGCATAATACTCGGCGATAAGATCGAAACGAAACCTCACAAAACGATGAGCCGCCAGGCGAAAGAAATACGCTAGCTCATCTGGTAATTGCGCCGAGTCAATCCTCGCAAGTAACGCCTGTAATTTTGTATCATCGTAGAGCCGTGATACCTCTGGGGGCGTGGCCATACGAGGTTCGTACATAAGCCCCCGAATCAGGGGCGTATACTTCTCAGGCGTTTTCTTCTCGCCAAGAAGCTCAGCCAGCTCATCCTCATCAAAGCCCAGAAGAGCTAGGTCGTAGTTACTATCCTGGAGTTCACTAATCTCAATCGGTAGCAGCTCATAATCCCAGTCACTTAGGTCGGCGGTCTTGTTATCAGCAATACGATAGGCCTTAGCTTGTTCAGGCGTCAGGTCTTTAGCTACGTGGACGGGAACCTTCTCTAGGCCTAACCTCAGGGCTGCCTTCCAACGCACGTGACCTACGATAATCACACCATCAGAATCGACCACAATCGGCTGTCGGAAACCAAACTCCTGAATTGATCGAGCTACGGCCTCGACCGCTTGGTCATTATCCCGCGGATTCCTATCATATGGGCGAATACGGCGTATCGGCCACAGTTCTACCTTCATGTGTGTACACTCCTGTACATCGTAACAGTTTTGACCAGAAAAAGAAACTCTACGCAACGCTACCGG